GAATTATCATATAAAAATGCTTTTATTTCTGTGTTTCCACCACCAACATTAGCTGTGTGTATATTCTGTATTATAGCTCTAGAGTTAGAAGGCACAGTGTAGACATCTGTCACATCAGTTGTAGTTAAATTAAATTGTGCGTTTTTATATATATTTGCCATATTAATTTCCTGATTTAAACCAAGTAAACCTTTCACCCTGTTCTTTTAATTGTGTCAAATATGTAGAGTTTAACTGTTCAATAATTGTAGTTAACGCTCTGTTAATTTGTCTTTGATTATCTTCACTATATTCTCTTTTAGGTTCTGGTAATCTTACTACTACTTTAGTCATTATCTTCTACCGTCTGGTTGTAGGTCTACTTGAAATGTACCAAATCTCCAAGTCTCACCTAAATTTATATTTTCAATCTTAATACTTGCATATCTTCCTCTAGCTCTTGTATCTACTTTATCAGTTGTAGCATCAATTGTAAATGGACTCAATCTTGTAGCAGCTACACTATCGGAAGGATAATCAGACACTCCTATAGTTACTTGATTGTTACCTGTTAGCACTTTAAAGTTAGGTAGAAATCTTCTCATTGCTAAAAAAATTTCACTTTGATTTGCCTGTAAAGAGAAATCAAATGATTGTACAAAAGAAGTTAAGATAGTTGTACTACCATCTGGATTAACTTGATCGGTCCCCGTTTCTTGTTCGAAGAATACTGAAGCACCTAGTCCTGATTGACCAATCACTACAGGAAAAGTTCCATCATTACTACTATTATAAGCAGTTGCATAAGGTTTAGGATATACTAAAGAATCAATCCAAGAAGTTCGAATAGAGTTAACATTTACTCCTGTGTACCAATTACCCATTGGTAATTGTCCATTACTTTGTCCATAGTTAAAAACTACATATCTATTATTAAATTCTGATCCGGCTGTTGGATACCACCATACTACTTCTGTAAATAGATTATTAATTCCAGCTGTTACTTGTTGACCTTTAGTTGTATCAACATCATCATAAACATAATCTTCAACCGAACAAGGTAAAGTATTAACAGTACCATCAAAAGAGAAGAAACCATTATTACCCATCCAATAAGCAACCCCATCAATTTCAATAGCTGCGTTCTTACCTATCAATCCGCAGTTTGTGCCGACTTGCTCAAACCCAAAGGTAAATGGAGCTCCAACAAATTTCATAGTATATAATGCGTTATCAGTCCAAACTAAAATATTTTCTTTTGCAACCAAAGCACCCATAATTTTTGTACCATCTTGAATTCTTTGAGTTCCTGCAGTGTTAGTAGCCTCTGGTGTATACTCATTAATATTTTCATCTACTGAAAATCTTATAAACATATCATCTTGAGTAGATGGATCGCCGATTGTAGTTTCTGTTCCAAGATGAATTAAGTGACGTGTTGTTGGAGAAATTAAAGTAACTCTTGTTGCAGTAGGATTATTTGTTGTTGTAAATCCAGATGTTGTAGTAGATGCTCTTGTTGTTAATCTTGCAGCTATTGCTGAATCCCAAGTAAATGTTTTTCCATTTGCAATCGTTGCAACTAAGACTTGACCAAAATTACTTAAAGACCAAAGTCCTGGTTCAAGAGTTACAGAAGCTGCATTAACCGCATTTCCCCATCCCGTTCCGCCAATAGTTGATCCATAAACACCTACACCAAAACCATAACCATAAGTTTGTGCTGCAGGTCCAACTTGTTCATAAGGAACAACATCTATACTACCTCCTGTTGCAACCGTTGCCGTAGCATTTGTAGTTTGAGTAATTGTAAATACTGTATTACTAGTAATAGAAGTTACTTGAAATAATTTATCTTCAAAGTCTGCATCAACATAACCTGTACCCACTGGTAAAGTTACATTATCTAATAAAATAATATCTCCTAAAGATAGATTATGGTCTGTTCCTGTTGTAATAGAACAAATAGGTGATGCATCTGTTGTAGCAAGTGTTGCTGAAGTTAAAGCTGTTTTTAAAGGAGTAATATCATAAAGACCTCCTTCAAAATAAAGTAATAAAAATTTATCTGTTCCTAATGCAACATACCTGTTACCATCATTATCAACAAAAGCGTGTTGTTTTCTAACAACCCCTACAATAGATTCATTTAATAAAGATTGCCATCCCCCTACTTTTTCTGGTAGTCCATATCTAAATCTAACATTATCAGAATCAACCCAACGACCTGCCGCACCTACACTGGTATCTTGCTTGTCTATTCCAGGAGCAAACTTAATTTCAGTAAGCACGTTTATCTCCTATTGGTTTGTTGATTTAAGTAACCAGCCTTTAGTAGCGTTGGTATAAATAAAAGTAACACATTGGTTGTTAACATTCATTGTATAATCTGAAGCCGCACCATTAATATTTGAACCATTTCTAGCCACAGTAACTGCGTTTGTTGCAAAACCTCCAGAAGCAGAACCATCCATAATAGTTACTTCATCAGCAATAGTAGGAGATGCAGGTAAAGTAATAACTACTGTGTTTGCTTGTGTATCTACAATTATCTGATCATTATTAACTGCTGTATATGAAGTTACACTTGAAGAAGTAATAGTCTTCATTCCTTTTTGAATTAAAGCTAATGCCGTGTCTGTTCCATCTGATCTTACAATTAAGTTAGCTCCTTCAGGAACAGGAACTGGATTTGAGGATCCAGCTGTTTTAATATTTAAAGTATAATTATTTAATGTAGTTCTATCTGTTGCATCTTCTATAATATAAACTCTGTTAACTGTACCCCCTGTTGATGTTGCAGGGATAATTAAATTAATACTGGCTGTCATTGTGCCAGTTAGTTTTAAATAAATATTTTTACCATTTGCAGATGACGATCCATCTGCTAAACTTAAAGTTACATCTGTACCTGATGTCATAGGTACTTCTACATAACCTGATGCTGCTGCTTGTAATATTTCTAAATTAGTATTAGTAATTGTTCCCCAAAGACCTGCTTTTTCTCCGGTTGTAATTATCTCTAGTGTTAAATCTGATGAGTAAGTTGATGCCATATTAATAAGGTTTTATTGGTGTCCAAACCATTGTTGCTCCTGGTATTATATCATTCCACGTAATAATTCCTGGTTCTACTGTATCTAATGATAAAGCGGACCCATTAGGATTTACTAATGCAGTTCCTGTTACTGTAACATTTCCTGTAGCTAGCGTCAACGTGTTTTTCGTAACTGTTACATTAGCGTCTGCTGTAACTACAAAATTTCCAAGTCCTAAAGCTACTTGAGACCCTGTGACGTCAAAATTAGCGTCTCCTGTAATACTTAAAGTTCCAAGTCCAAGAGTTAATCTATTGGGATCAACATTTTCTACAATAGAATCTGCAATAATCCCTACACTACCAATAGTAATGTTAAGTTGATTTCTAATAACACTTACAGTGACATTCGCATCACGAGGCGATGATGAAAAGGCTACCTCAGCAAAAGTTGATTCACCAAAAAGCATTGATTACGCTCCTGATTTTGGATATTTATTTTTAATAGCTGTTCGTTTAGCTTGTAATTCTGTAAGAGTGTCTTCACCATCTAATAATGCGTGAATACAATCGTCTATTGTTGGGTATTCTGCTTGTCTGTTTCTTTTCCATTCTTCAGCATCATAGTCTGCTTGTAACTCTACCATTTTAGCTTCTATGTCAGCTACTGGTATTGGTGTTGTTCCATTTTCCCAAACAATAGTATTAACATCATTATCACTAACTGATAATTCTGCGTTTGGATTTATTTTTAATACTGCTTTAATAATATTTGTCATAATTTATCCTGCTATTTCAAATGCTGTTATTGATGCTTTTATATCTGCATAGTTAAAATATATTTCACCACCTGAATCTGTTCTTACATATACTTGATATGTTAATTGTGAAGTTGATGATGGAGAATCTAAAACTGACATAGATGTAGGTTGTCCAATAGTTCTTTGACCAGATGTGTTGGTATCATAAGAATTTATCATTCCATAAACTCCATTTCCTAAATCAGAGCTATCTCTATAAATTGTTAATGCCATACTTACACCAGAATTATTATTGTATGCTGTAGTATTTACTACTACAAAAACTTTTGAAGATGTTGCAGATGGAGTTATATTAACAGACAAAGTATTTGAAGCAGTTACAAATGAAGTTGAGTTTGTATTTCTTTGTGTGCTGTCTGTAGCAGTAACAACTTGCAAAACCTTACCACCTACACCAGCTGGTAATGCTGTAATATTCCCGATAGAAGTATCGTTAATATTGGTTGCAGGAAGTGTGCCTGTTATTGCATTTGCTCCGCCTATTCTAGTTATTGCCATATTATGCTCCTATCAACGCTTTAATTTCTGCGTCGTCCAATCCTAAATCTCTTAGCTTCTGTTTACCAGATGTTTTTTTAGCTATTGCGTCTTGTTTTTCTTGTTCTATTTCAGCTTCAACAATTGGTATTTGTGCTTGAATATCTGCTTTAGAAATAGGTGTTGTTCCATTTAACCAAGTTATCTGTTCAAAATCTTCTGCATTAACTGTAAATTCTGCATTGGGATTAATTTTTTTAATTGCTTTTGCTATCATTATGCTCCTATTTCCATTACTGTTAATGATGATGCTGTTCTAGGTGCAGCAGCAGCAGTGTCTGTTGAATCTATTCTATTTACATAAACAGTACCACCAGCTTGTTGTATCGTTTGATATGTGAAAGTTATTTGTGATGTTGTAGATGGCGATAATAAAACTGTACTTGCATCTTGTGCTATAAAAGATGATTCATTTACATAAGTTCCAAAAGAACATCTTGTATTACTATTTTCTTCATCTCCAATATAAGGATAAGTATCAGAACCAGATATAGTTTGTTCTATTCTACTTTTTACAGAAGATACTCCAGCATCAACTCCTAATTTAACATCACATAATACTAAAATTTTAGATGATGTTGAACTTGGAGTAATATTTAAAGTTAATCCAGTAACATCTACAAAGCTAGTTGAAGTTGTTGAAAAAGTATCTGTTTTAGCAACACTTACAACTTGTAAAACTTTTCCAGTAACTAAAGCAGCACCATCATTCTGTAGTGTTCCAACAATATTTGTAGTATTACCCGCTTTACCAATAGTAACAGTACCCGCATTCTCATTGATAATGTTATTACCTGATGTATCTTGTATCGTATCTACTTTTAAAATTGCTGTCATTATGCTCCTAGTTTATATGCTCCAAAATAACTTGTTTTATCTCTTGCAAATACAAGAGCTGATCCACTAGTATCGTTTACATTTAACTGTATTTTAAGTACATCGGAAACAGCTAAATCCATAATTGCAAATATAGAAATTTGAGCTGCTTGTATTCTGTTTCCTGTAAAATCGTATTGGTTATCTTTATATAAAGAACCATTTTTAACTAATCTTATTGTTTCATCAGCTAGTTCTGCACTTGCTTGAGCGCTTCCATAACAATTAGAATATACAAAATATTTTCCAGCTTCATTTGCTGGTACGGTAAATTCATATGTGCTTGTGTTGTAGGCAGAATTTGTATCGATAACTTCTGTATCAAATGCAACTGTTGTGTTTGCTCCACTTGAAATTGTTTGATTTGAAGATAGATAAGCTTCAAAAGCTGGATAACTTTGACCAGTTAAAGTAACACCATCAGAAATAGTAATCGTCCCTGATCCAGAGCTAGTTGTTATTGTTCCTACTTTTAAAGTTCCGTCTGCCATAATTTATCCTATGCTAATAAAAATCCACTAAAAGTTGTTTGAAAATTTGATCCACCTTCTACAGTACAAGTTCCACTATCTGTTGTGTTTTGAAGTACATATACTTCAAAATAATCATCTACAGCTACGTTTTCTACCCAAGTGTCATAAACAGTAGAATTTCTAATACCACCATTAGCCATAAAAAAATCAGTTGTTCTATAACCAGAATTATTTTTATAATTATAAATAGTTGTTCTTTTTAAATTATTATCACCATCATAAAATCCTACTCTTACTGCAAACAAATATCTCCCAGCTACTGTTGCAGTAAATTTGTTATTAGTAAAATCAAAAGCAGACGAACTTTCAGTAACTGCACTATCCCAAGTTAATTTTGTACTACTAGCATTGCTAATAGTTTGAGAACTTGTTTTTTGAGCTTGAAAATATACAGAACTACTAGGAAAACCTGTACCTGCAGTTCCAGCAATGTTTAAAGTTGCACCAGAAGGTACATTGATTGTATCACCACTTACACCTAAAGTAATAGTAGATGTGTTTGTGCTTCCAACCTGTAATGTCGAAGTTCCTGATACTGTATCAATAGTGTTTGTTTCTAGTTTACTCATTATAAAATTACGAATGTACTCCCTGATGGTATAGTGATCGTCCCTGAAACTGTAACGGGTCCAACCAAGGCTCCGT